GCTCGCTGCTTTCGGTAATGACTTTGATCGTCATCCGGTTACCAATCAGTTGGTCGCTGTCGTCGAGACGGGCGGCGCCGATGGCGCGGCACAGTTCACCCATCTGTTGATTGCCGATGTCCTCCGCCTTGGGGTTGGGGTTTCTCAACGTGATCATGCCAAACACAACCCGGCCCTGATGAGTCGGGCCGACGACGTCACAACGGTAGGAGAGATAGTCTCCGGTCCCTGCCTTCGTCGTTTTGACGACGGCTTCAGTGATCGTGACGTCGTACCAGCCATCGGGGATCGGCGTGAAGTCGCCGCCGTTGCCCTTCGGCATTTCTGATTCGATGTAGCTACGTCCAAGTGTCGCCATGTGTCAGCCTTCTTTCTTGTCGGTGATTGCAAACGAGGGTCGCCCCGGCTTGCTTGTGATTGCGCCCAAAAGCGGGCGAGTGATTGACTCTGACGCCGCGTCCCAGGCCTTGCGGTTGATCTCTGGTTTCCAGCGAAAAAGCGCCGACAGGTGGTCTGTGAGACCGGCGTCAAGCGCCAACTGTTGGAGTTTGTCGCCGTCAACCTTGCGGTCGATACGGCCAGTGATTTTCAAAACGCCGCTGACCTTGACAACGCCGTCAAGGTCTTCTGGGATACAGAGGATCACCGCGATGGTGTCTTCGATTCGTCGGCGCTCCTCGACGGCTGCCGCCTCGGTCTCCTTCGCCTTGCGCCATTGCTCAATCAGATTGTCGAGGATCATGGCTGCCCCGCAATCTTGCGTATGATGGCTCCGAGGTCTGGCGCTTCCCATTGGTCCAGCTTTCCTGAACGGTCCTTTGCCGACCACAGACCGTCCGTCGACGTCATGAGTGCGAAGTGTCCGCCTTCCTTGCGGAAGGCGAAGACCTCATCGAAGAAGTAGGGCAGTTGCTGAGCGAACTTTTGTCCCGGCATCGACGGCGCGTAGGAGATGGCGCCGAGCTCGTCAGCCGATTTCTCCAACTTGGCGCTGAAATACACATGCTTCCCTGGCAAGTCCCGAAAGGCACGGATGAGATCACCCATCCGGTCCTGCATGGCGCCGTAGGCCTGGCGAGGATCGCGGGCCTTGCCGCCCACCATGACCTTCTTCTCAGCACTCAGGAGAACTTCGGCAATCTCGCTGATGCTGTCGAGGGCGACGGATTCAAATCCCCGTGCCTCATCCGAGGACGACACCCAACGGTACGCGTCGTACAGATCCTCCAGCGTGCTGATCTCGATGTAAGGGAGATCAAACTCCTTGATCGACAGCAAGCCCCCCTCCGCTGACAGCGTGATCGGGGTCGGCAACGTCGCGATTGCACGCGTCTTGCCGTGGCCCGCTGGCCCGTATCCAAGAAACTTGACTGACGACGCGCCAAGTTGGCCCGTCCGCTTGACTGAAATGGCCATGTGGCCTCCTTTGTGACGCGGTCGGAAGATTCCGGTTGCGCCGTGTGCAAGGTTTCTGACACGTTGCCGCAACAAACGCAAGCGCAAAGGACAGAAAATGACCATCGACGAGATTCGATCACGCCTGGCCGACTGCAACCTTTCCAGAGTGGCGAAAGGATCGGGCGTGTCCGTGCATTCCCTCTACCGCCTGCTGAAGCCGGGGTCGGCGCCGCGTCACTCCACCGTCGTCAAGGTTGGCGCCTACCTCTCTCGTCATGAGGCCACCAATGGTCAAGTTTGATCGCCCGTTCCACGCATCAAACGTCGACGACAGGACGCCAGAGCAACAACTGATCGACGCCATAGCCTACGAGGGGATCAACCCCCCGTCGTCGGTGACGCTCGACGGCAAGATCCACCGATTCAAGTCGACCGCTGGCAAGGGCCGGGACACAAACGGCTGGTACGTCGCCTACAGCGACGGGCGACCCGCTGGCCGGTTTGGCTGCTGGCGTCGTCAGATCGACGCATCATGGGCTGCTGAGGGCGGGCCTAGCATGACCCCGGCTGAAGAGATCGCGCATGCCAAACGCATTGCAGAAATGCGAACCATCCGAGACGCTGAGGTGGCTCGACAGCGTGAGGTGATCTCCGAGGTGGTCGAGGAAATCTGGGATGACCTCCCGTCGGCGTCCGATGATCACCCCTACCTCAAACGCAAGGGCGTCAAGGCGCACGGAAGCAAAATGACGTCGGACGGCAAGCTGGTAGTGCCGTTGTTTGGCGTCGATGGCGGGATCTCGTCGCTGCAATACATCGACGGCGACGGCGGCAAACGCTACCACCCTGGCGGCGAGGTCAAGGGCAAGTTTTGGCGGCTTGGCGACGTCCCGAGCGACGGCGTGATCTATCTCGCGGAAGGTTTCGCGACGGCGGCGACCATTCATGAGGTGATCGGCCAACCGTGCGCCATTGCCTACAGCGCAAGCAATCTCGTCGACGTCGCCGGTACGCTCGTTGGGCTCTACGGTAACCGCATCACAATCGTGGCGGACAACGACAAGGGACACGTCGGGCTCCGAGCGGCGGAACAAGCGTGCGCAAAGCATGGCGTGCGGTATGTAATCCCTCCCATTCCCGGCGACGCCAACGACTACGTCCAAGCCGGTCAAGACCTCACCGCGCTGCTGTCTCCGTCGGTTGGCGAGTGGCTGATCGATGCCGTCGATTTCTCTGCGCAACCCGCTCCCATCTCGTGGCTGATCAAAGGCTGGGCTCAATCGCAAGCACTGATGATGGTTCACGGCCCGTCGGGATCGGGAAAGACGTTTGTTGTGCTCGATTGGTGCTGTCGGATGGCGTCGGGCACACCCGATTGGATGGGTGCCAAGGTGAAACCCGGCGCCGTGGTCTACCTGGCTGGCGAGGGACACCACGGACTCCGAGGGCGTCTCGCGGCATGGCAAACGAGCAACACCGCGATCCCCCGTGGAAACCTGCTGCTGTCGTCGAGCGGTTGCGACCTCGACACACAGGCGGGACTACTGAAGGCCAAAGACGCTATCGCGGCCCTGTCCGTCCGTCCGGCGCTGATCGTCGTCGACACACTCCACAGGTTCCTGTCAGGCGACGAGAACAGCGCCCAAGATGCCAAAGCAATGCTTGACTCATGCGCGGCGCTCATGGCGACGTTTGGGTGCTCCGTCTTGCTAGTGCATCACACTGGCGTCAGTGACGAGGCACAGGGACGTGCGCGGGGCAGCTCGTCTTGGCGCGGTGCGCTGGACATTGAAGTTTCGGTAACATGCAAGGACAAAGTGATCACGATTGCGCAGAAGAAAAGCAAGGACGCCGAATTACTGCCCCCGGTCTTTGGCCAACTGGCTAGCGTGACGATCCCCGGTTGGTTGGATGAAGACGGCGCACCCGTGACAAGCGCCGTCCTGGCGGCCGCTGAGGCACCGCCAGTGCGCGAGAAGGAAAGTCCCGGCGCGAAGCACAGGAAGGTCTTTGAGAACGCGTGGTGGGCATCCAAGGCGGAAGTGCTCGACGGCCTGCCCTACCTCACCCGTGCCGCGTTGCGTCAGTACCTGTCAGCGAACAACGGCTGGACCGAAAGCACCATCGACACCCACTTGAAGCCATCGGGACAACCGGGACGGCTGATCCGGGACTTGCTTGATTGCGGTCTGATCGCTGCCAGAACTCACGGATGGGCAGTGATCGATCCGGTCCGGTCCAGCGGTCTGATACTGGCGAAACAGTCGAAAACCACTGAACGGGACTGAACGGGACGGAACGGGATTTATGGGTTTTCGTCCCGTTGGCAAAGGCAGCAAGAACGGGACGGGACGGGACTCTCTCTCTTAGAGAGTCCCGGCTGTCCCGGTCACTGATGCGGGAATGACCCAAGAACCGGACGCAGTGCGTCATAAGAATAGAGGTTGATGAATGCTTGACTCCACCCACCCAATCAATAGACTCCCCCCACTGGCTCGACCCAGTACCTAGTCCCGACGTCTCCCCACTGCGGGATCAGGTTGATGACGCCACCCAATGGGTGGCGTTTTCTTTTTGGGCTCGCGTGATCTGTTGGACAGATCACAGATCAAGCCTGATCTGGCTTTGCAAAGCGCCAGAATCGTTGCAGCACAACAGTGCTTGACAGTGCGCTCACTGTCACGCATAATGAGCGCACAGACAGCAACGCAAACGGGAGACAGACAATGACCAAAGTTCTGACCAGCTACACGGGCGATTACACGGGCCGCATTGAACACGCACAGCGCGCCGACGGCCAATGGTTCAAGCGGGCGCGATACCAAGACCCTCG